ATTTGAAAGACGATATTGGACCAGTCGAGTTCTTGAAAGGCTGGTGGCTCAAAAGCGTGACGCCCGACACACCATACTACATATGGACACCCTTACCTTCCCGGTTGATTAAGTTAACCAAGACCCTTCGCAATCCAGTTGAATTAGTTGCCAAAGGAACGCCTGCGCGCATGGCCATGCGCCACGTCCTAGCGACTCTTGGATGGATGATGACCTTCGCGGCACAAGCACCCCCGCTTGCCGCAGTTTATCATCACTGGGCTAACCTGTCGGAAGTTTCAAGAAGTGTTTGTAAGTGGTATGACGAGGCACACCCCTATTCGGTGGGCCTGAACGCTGGAAAGAAGGCTACTCTCAGTGAGGAACACTTCTATTCTTGCGTTCTTCAGCGATATGGCGGCGTATTGGAACATTGGACTACATTCTTTGCCCAACTAGCACACACCAGGGAGGGATCCCTGTTGTATTCCCATGCTTGGGACGCTCTGTCTTTAGATTATTGTTAAATCGATAGAGAGATATCTAGCGCGCTCCCCCTTTGAAATAGGTCGTAAACCCGCGCTATAGGTTGTGGTGACGCCAATAAAAAACAACAAATGCCCAGACATCCTAAGTCAAAAGCTAAAGCAGAGATCCGACATCCAGTCGTCCAGAAACGTAGCGCCAAGAAGGCTGCTCCGTCTCGCAGACGTCGTGGAAAGAAATCCACCACCAAGATGCTTAGTCAAGGTGGTGTTTCCGCCTCCTATGCCCAAACCGTAGAGGTGAAGCATTTCCTCCAGAGTTCTATGACTTTGAAGGGGTGTGATTTACTTTACGTCGTCTCACCGCAAACGGACCTCAACGAGTCCAGCGTCTTAGCCGAGTTCACCTTAAATCCGTTGCAACTCACGAGCGCTACACGGCTGCATCAATTTGCGCCTTTGTGGGACAAATTTAGATGGAAACGTCTTTGTCTCCAATATAAAGCCGCTTGTGGTACGGATACGCAAGGTTTACTCG